GTTTGATAAAAAAAGTTTGGAAGAATTTTTACTTGCATTGTTCTTGAATGTAACAGAAAATGGTAATCTTGCTATTTCTCGTAATGAGTTTATGTGGACAGGAAATCTTTTAGATAAAGAATCTTATGATACATATAAAAATTGGAAGAAAAGAATTCAAAGTATAAAGTATACTTTTACTAATGATTGTCATGTGTTGTTTACAAGGGCGTCTGAAGAAAATATGGAATTCAATTCTATATTTAAATCTATTGACAATGACTACCCATTTATTGTATTCTTAGAAAAACGTGGAGAACTTTCATTAGAAACGTTAATTATCTTTGAAAAGATTTTTACTTTCATAGATAAGGTCAAAATAAATGATACAACTTATTGGCCTATATATACTAAGAAAGTAAAAGACTATATGTCTTTCTTGGACATAGATGTTAATTATTATGTTAATGTTCTTAGGGACATATTGATTGATGATTATTATGAAGATTATGGTCAATTAATTAAAAAAACTAGTTGACAACTCTTGGATAATATAGTATATTAGTAAAAATACAAAACGCATATAACGTATAAAGGAGAAAATTTATGTCTTTTGCAAACCTTAAAAAAGGTCGCTCTAACTTTGCCCGTCTTGCGGAAGAGTTGGAAAAAACCCAATCCCCACAACAAACCACATCAAATATCGATGATCGATTTTGGAAACCAACTATTGGTAAGGATGGTAACAGTTATGCTGTAATTCGTTTCCTTCCCCCTGCAGATGGTGAAGATATTCCTTGGGTTCGTGTGTTTAATCATGGATTTAAAGGCCCAGGCGGTTGGTTGATTGATAACTGTCTTACTACAATCAACAAACAGTGTCCTGTTTGTGAGTCTAATACTGAACTATGGAATACTGGTTCACAAGACAATCAAAACCTTGCCCGTGATCGTAAACGTAAACTTAAGTTCCTTTCGAACATTTATGTTGTAAAAGATCCTGCAAACCCAGATAATGAAGGAAAAGTTTTTCTTTACTCATATGGTAAGAAAATCTTTGACAAGTTGAACGAGGCAATGAATCCTCATTTTGAAGATGAGGCTCGTTACAACCCATTTGATTTTTGGGATGGCGCCAACTTCAAACTGAAGTATCGCACTGTTGATGGTTATGGAAATTATGATAAGTCTGAATTCGATTCTCAAGAAGCACTTTCAGATGATGATTCAGAATTGGAAACAATCTATAATCAACTATATTCATTGCAAGAGTTTGTAAGTGAAGAGAAGTTCAAGTCTTATGAACAACTCAAGGAACGCCTTGATCGTGTTCTTGGACTTCAACAGTCTGCAGTTTCAGTAGAAACAGATTTTGTTTCTGATGATTCTTCATACTACACTGAACCTACTCAGACTAAATCTGTGCCTGCGCCAGAACCAAAGTCTGTATCTTATGATGAAGATGAAGAAGACGATTCAATCTCATACTTTGAACGTCTTGCAGATGAAAGTTAGACAGTTGGTGGCACTGAAGTGTTAGTGTAAGACACGACACAGAGTCCATACAGGTAATAGAGGGTATACAACACACTCGACCGCCATCTATTATCGCATACAAAGAACTGAGTGTGGGAAAGGGCAGGGAGAAATCCTTGCCTTTTTTTTGTCTTAGATATGTTTAGATTGCATACCGAACATGTAATAATTATATGACAATTTTCTGCACTTGCGAAATAAATATTTGTGTCAGAATCGCTGACAATTCACACATATCATACACAGGAGAATAAAATGAGTGTCGAAGAAATTATTAAGAGTTTGAGTGTTCTTACAGTATCACTTACTATTGTAGCTGCAGTTATGTTTATGTCTATTTTACCGTATGTTAATTAACGGAGAATTAGATGACACAATTAGTATTAACAGCGTCAGAATGGTTAAACATTACCCCCCTTGTAGATTTTATTCGTGAGTTGCAAAAAAGAATAAAATTGAAAAAACTTCAAAAAGAAACTATAAAGGAATTAAATTCCCTATCTGATAGAGATTTGAATGATATTGGTATTGCAAGATCACAGATAAAATCTATTGCAATGGAATTGGATTTAAAAGATGTTTAAAAGAATTTTAGAAACTTTTGAACGTATTGGAAGAGCAAGAGCTGCACACGTTCTTGTACAGCAGGGTTTATACGAAGAAGCAAAAAGAGTTATGTGTGGGAACTGAAAGGTTCCTACCACGCTCCCACTAAAGATAACTTAGCATCCCTCACAGCACCATCAGTATGTCTTACTTCTGGTTTTTGTTTAGGCATAATCGTTGAATTATTTGTTACATTAGTCACGGTGTTTTGTTGCGGTGCATTTATAATGTTCGCAGCTTGTTTTGCCTCTGATGTAGATTTATCCATAGCAGCATTGTCCATCATATTAGACGCTTCTAATTTTTTGTTAGGAACATCACTTGAGAATGATTGTTGTGCAGAAACACCAGAATCAAAATCCATCATTTCTTGTGCAGATGGATTTGCAAATGCATTTTCTTCTTTTGGAGTGATGTTCAATTTGTCCAATTCAGCTTGTAGTTTTTCTATTTCTGCTGCATCTTCTTCTCTACCTTTAGAATCTCTACCCCAATAAACATTTTCACCACCTTCACTTCTGGTAATTCTGTCTTTTGCCTCTGCAATTTTTGACTGAAGCTCTGCTTTTTGATCTTCTGGAGAAATCTCTGGTGCGATTGCACCTTCTTCACCATCAAATGCACCCATATCCTTCGCCATGAGTCCAGCATCAATCGCTGTTGACGCAGCAGTCCCAACGCCTGGGATTATACTAGTAAGTCCAGAAAGTACCTCTAGGCCTGCACCAGAGAAGTCTCCACTAAATGCTCTTTGAGCACCAAATCCCAATCCTGCAATTAAACCAACGCCAGGGATTTTTTTCAATAAAGATTTCCCAAGTCCCTTACTAGCAGTTTTACCAGCAGTTGCGGCGCCCTTTGTGGCGACACTTGCGGCGCCCTTTCCAGTTACTTTAGATGCAAGTCCACTTATTTTCGCACCAACTCCTTTTGCTGGTGCTGTTATTTTATCCATTACTGATGGCATTTTTGGGGGCACTGAAATACTTGGCATTTTTGGAAGTTTGTCGGGTATTGCACTACCAACGCCTTTTATTCTATCAGGCATCGAAGTCATTGTATTTTTTACATTACTCGCAACATTACTTGCAGCGCTTGCTGTTTTCGCCGCTCCAGTTGCAGCAAGTCCTGCTACTGCCCCGCCGCCAAGTTTCAGTGCATTCAATCCAATGTTTTTAATTCCCCCTAATACACCTTTTGCAGCATTCAATCCACCACCAACAAAACTTCTTGCTCTTCCTGTAACCCCAGTTCCTACATTTCTTACAAAATTTCCAAGTCTGCCAAATCTTCCGCCACTTGCCCTATTTACTACTGAACCGACTCGGCCGACACCACTTCTTACCGCTCCTCCAACTCTTGAGAATGCACCTCTAATACCGCCTCTTCCTCTAACGTTACCTCGACCTCTTCTACCTCTTCGTCCATCTCCAACGCCGTCTAATAGGCCGCCTCCGACTCCACCTAACAATCCGTCTAAAAATCCACCCCCATCACCAGAGATTTCATCTAAGTTTCCAGTGTTTTCTGCAATCTGTTCGAGAAGTTTGATTTGTTTTTTCTCTAATTCTTGTTCTATTTTTCTTTCTCTATTAGCTTCTCTTTGATTTTCTAAATCTAATGGAGATGGATTGTCAGAAGTATCCTGCAAGAATTTTAGAAGATTTACTACTTCTTCTAGATATGGACTGTTTTCTCCAAGTTGTTCTTTTACTTCATCTAATTTTGTTGCAGTAATTTGAGAAATTTCACTTGGAGCGGATGCCTCTTCTGTAGATAAACTTTGAACATTTTCAGATGGAGATGGTATTGTAATATTTTCTCTATCATCTAATTTTGTTTCAGTAATTTGAGAAATTTCACTTGGAGCGGATGCCTCTTCTGTAGATAAACTTTGAACATTTTCAGATGGAGATGGAGATGGTATTGTAATATTTTCTCTATCATCTAATATTGGGGATTCTGATTGTGGGACAGATACTGGAGACTCTGACATATCAAGTCCATAACTTCTTTTAATAGACTCGATTTCATCTTTTCTTGCCTTGTTTGCATCTTCTGCCTCTTTTGCAATCTTTGCCTGACGAATTATAGCATTCTTTTGTTCGTCAATAACTTCTTGTTCAGTAATACCTCTTGCAAGTGCTTGTGCTGCTACTTCTTCCGATGTTATATTTGCTCTTGAGATTGCTTCTTCATTTGATATTTGTGTTCTTAAAACAGAAAATTCTTCTTCTTCAATTTTTTTCTGTTCTACAATTCTTCTTTGTCTCTCTTCTTCCTCTGCCTTATTTGCCTTACTTGTTTCTCTGAATTGTTTAATTCTGTCACCAACAAATGATGCGCCAAATGCTAATAGTGGACTACCACTCAATGCACCTGTAATAACTCCACCAATTCCACTAATTGAACTTTCTACTGTCTTTGTTGCAAGATCACCAATAGATTTTTTAAATGTAGTGTTTTGTTTGATACTTTCTTGGGATGCTCTTAATATCTCTTGAAGTGCTTTCTTTTCTTGGTCAGTAGCACCTTCTAGTTGTGCCAAATCGGCATCAAGAAGGTCTATCTTCTTTTTAGTTTCTTTAAATTCTTTTACAGATATACCTTCTTGTTGTCCAAGAATATCAGCAACTTCTGCAAGGGCCTGTCTAGCTGCGGCAGATTGCAACTGATCGGTTGCAGCGCTAAATGAAGCAGACAATTCCTCTTGGTTTTGTCTGATAAGTTTTTCTGTTACCGCTTTTAGATCAGGACTTGCCATTTATTACTTCTTCTTATCTGAATATGCGTTGCCCGCAAAGAATGCGGCCACAATTGCAGCGACAGAAACGAAGTATGTTGCCGCCATGTCACCCAGAATCTTTGATGCTTGATCCAATCCTGCAACTACTGCAATCACTACTGCGAAGGGATAGAGTAACATACCGAATAAAGAGAACCAGGCCATTTGACGCATTGCATCTCTGCGAGCGTCAGCATCTTCTAGTTCTTTTCTTTTAAACTCAAGATACATCTTTTCTTCTTCTTTTGAAACCTTTCCATCTCCATTAGTATCAGCGGGGTGATGTCCAGATGCTTTAATTTCTTCTTCCATATTAACTCCTCATTGCGTCTTTTCTACGCTTTTCTTCTTCTTTAATATAGTTTATCAAAAGATTTAAATATATCTCTCTTTCCCACGGTATCATATCTTCTAATTCACTCAAACTATATTTATGGTGCTGCATCAACGCAAAATTATTTCGATACATCGATGCAAGGGACTCATGATTTAAACTTAGGAAAAAAAATCGGTAATTCCTTTTACTTTCATCGATTTTTTCCATCCACATTTTCTACAAACAATATTTACATCACACGCCGTTTCTGGCATTGTATTGAAAAAATTGTTAATAGATTCAAACTGTTGTTGTGTTAAATTCTCAACAAAAGTTTTTAATTCACTTTCTGAATAATCAGACGCATTATATACTTCACTTCCATCAACGATCATGTCAATACAAGTAGCTACAACATCAATTACATCATCTACACTATCTGCAGTTAATACAGAATTTAAGATATTAAAATCTGGATACTTCATAATAATTTTAATATCTGACGTTAGATTCAATTCATTGGTGTGTCCTTCTTGATTTTCAATCTCTGCCTTTTCTAAGTCTAATGTGAAAGGAATTTGACAGCCCCCCTGCCCCGCTCCTTCTTCTGTACAATCTTCCCGATTGTAACTCAAACCAATTACGTTTCCAATAGACTTACTTCTAAGTTTGATGAAAATGTGTTCAATGTCAAATGTAGAAAGTTTATCAACATCTACATCAGATACTAAACAGTTTCCAATAATTTGTTTTATCGCATCAATTTTTTCTTGTAACTCTTCTCCCTCTTGTGCCATCAGAAGAATTTTTTCTTCCTTGACCAAAAACGGACGAAATTTCACACTTTCATTTGTTGATGGTATAGTCAAATCATATGTTGGTGCATTAATTGTAGGTAACATATTTTATCCTCTTCAAAAATAATTTAATCATTATGGGCCGATGGGATTACGTTCCCATCCTTTTAACAACTGTCTTATATAATCTTTATTTGCAGCATATTCAGAACGATATTTTCTGTAGAACATTGTGATCTGACATTGTGCTGGTTCTTCGTTTGCATACGCATATTCGACAGGCCCTATGGTTATCGGAAATAGATTTTCAAATTTTACTTTGTGAACCTCTTGTCCTCTCTTATCAATTGTTAAAAACTCTGCCATTGGTGCAACATAATTATTATAATATGAAATTTTGTGTGTATTAAAATCTATAACTTGGTGAAACCAATTTTCAAACCAATCTCTTTCATATAAGTTTTCACTTAAATATACACTAAATGTCAATTGATCGTATGTAGTCGTATATGGAGCCATTCTTATTGGGCCATAAATTTTTGTTTCCGTTGTCGAAATAGATTTCCCTGGCAAAGAAATAGATGGAACACGAAACTTTAAAAAATTGTCTGGATTTGGTAAATAACCAATATTAGGTGGTGTCAATCTAAGTTCATATCGATTTGCCTGAGTAAGGCCTTGACTTCCTATATTTGCAATAAAATCATCTATTGACGCCATTTACGATCTCCTAGCAGAATCTGACCAAACTTTAGAAGCTGCGGCCTTTTTGAATTTTTGTACTGGTAAAAACAATGCGATATCCCATTCATTTGCCTCAATTTTTACAAACTTTGATCTAACATGAGTAAACAAGTATTTTTTGAGACAAGGTTTTATGACATTATATTTAGACAGACCTTTTAGAACATTATAAGATAATTTGAGTCTTGTAGTTGAATCATATCTTTTGTTTGATGCAATTTCAGATAACGCATTCATTACAACAATTCTATTTCTTGGAGAAACATAGTGTAAATTGATTCCAACAAATCCCCCAGAAATTCTTTCCACCATAAAAATAAGTGGAAATTCATCATAGTATGGTAATTTTTTTGCATACTTAGGGTCATATTGGTAACAATACATACTTCCAACATCGGGTGTTGCCGCAGAGCGATTCCCATCTCCCAATAGAGATGCTCTTGTGATTCTTGTTTCTCTTACCTTTTTTCTAAACCATTCCCTTGCCTTATCGGTGTTTGGTCTAATGTTTCGGGCAGCGAGTCTATTTAATAGTGGTGTAAAGTCTGTCATTCATTTATGCCGTTTTTTACTATTTATATCGTTTTATTGAGCGAGTTGATCTTCTGTTAAAATTTTAAATTCCCACTTTCTATCTTCGCAAAATTCTTTCGCATATTTCCACTTTGCTTCGTTGATACTCCAAGTCTTCATTTCACTCAAATATCTTGGTGTAATCTTAGTTCGTTTTCTTGGTGGTTTGGTTTCTTTTTTTGGCTTTACTTCGATAACAATGGTTCTTGTTTTATTTTCTTCTTGGATTTTTATTACAAAATCTGGATAATACTTGTGTTGTTTTCTGTCCACTGGTGAAATGTAAGGTATTACTAATTCTTCGCTCGACCAGAAAGTGATTGCTTCGTTGTTGTCGCAATACACCATAAACCTTCTTTCCCATGAAGAACGATATACAATGTTATTCACATTTCCTGCATATTTTTCTGGATTTACTGGTTTGTATTTTCCTCTATAAGTAAATCTTTTTCTCACTTCATAAAAACCTTTATAAATAGTACTAAAATATTTAGGAGCAAGTATTTAATGGCCGCAACAGACTCACCATCCACTTTGACGCAACAGAGACAACAGGTTGCAGCAGGCGGGGAAACTTATATATATCCAATGTCATTGGATGAATTTGCTGATCAGATTCCAATGAGAGATTTTGTTAGATTCACTGCATATAAAGGTGAACAGCCTGGATATACAACTATGCAGACAAGAGGAACTGCAGTCGAACTTGAAAAAATTGGTAGTGTTACTCTTCACCTTCCAGAAAATATTGAAAATTCAACAAAGTCCCAATTTGAAGGCGCAGATAGTGGTGCATTGGGTATGCTAGGCAAGACTGGTGCAGTCGCAGGCGAAGATAATGGATATCTCGACAAAGTACTCAATCTTGGTGGGGAACTTTCATTATCGGCAACGCAATTTGCAGGAGGCCTTGCATTTGGTGGAGATGGTAATTTGCAGTCTCAAGTTATTGGTGGTAGAGTTTCTGGTGCGAATAAACATATGTTATTCAGAGGAATTGATTTTAGGGCATTCAATTATCAATATAGTATTCTTCCAAGGTCAGATAAAGAATCTATTGAAATTAATAACATGATAAAATTTTTAAGAAAGAATATGCTTCCTGAAATGGCAGGATTAAATTTTTTCCAAGTTCCTAATACATTTACTGTTGAATACTACTTGGGTGGTAAACCTGCCGAGTTTCTTCACAAAATCAAACCATGTGTATTAACTGACTGTACTGTTAAATATGGTGGCAACGGTGCGTTTGCAACTTTCAATGAAACAGATGCTCCTGCAGTTATTGAGCTATCTCTGACTTTCCAAGAGGTTCAGTTAGTAACATCTTCGGATGCAGCGGAGGGTTACTAATGTTTAATTATCTAGAGAAAAAGAAATATGATTTAATGCTGGACGGAAAACCAAAAAAGGTAACTAATATCTTTCAAAATGCATACATTATAGAACAATACAGAGAAAATCCTCTTTCGCATTATGAGTATACCGTAAGAGATGAAGATACACCAGAAACAATTGCCCATTTATACTATGGTAGTCATACATATGGTTGGGTTATTTTATGGATGAACGATATTGCAAATGTTTATGATGATTGGCCAATGACAAGTAGAACGTTACAAACTCACATCGAAACTGTTTATGGGGCTCCCGCTTATGCAGGGTCAAATTTTTATCCAAGAATATTTAAAACTGGTGATTATATTTATGACACATTAGAACAAAAAGTTTTTGTCAGAAGAAATGACAGATGGGAAATTGTACTCAATGATTATTCTGCAAGCAATTTAAATGGATTGTCTATTGCAAGGAATATTCCTATTCATTATACTCATGATGTATTGGGACATAAAATATCTCCAGACACATATAATCTCCTCACTCCACAAGACAAGAAAAAATATACAATCTATAGTGCATATGATTATGAACACGATAAGAATGAAAAAAATAGAGTAATTAAATTACTAAGAGCAAATTTACTGAACGACTTTCTTTTGAACTTTGAAGAGGTTATTTAATGTCAGATACGTTTAAGTTAGGTGATTACAATATTCGTAAATTCACTATTCGTTCACATAACGGATTTGAATTAGACCTTAAAAGATATTTTACATCAATTCGCATTTTTGAAGATATACTATCGTCTAGTATTACGGCGACAATTAGTTTTATGGATGTAGAAGATATGTTAACTTTTATGCCAATTGTTGGGCAAGAAGAAGTTTCTTTAGATTTTGAAGTTCCAGAGTGGAAAAATATTAAGTTGGATTTCCTTGTTCATAAAATATCTGAACTAACAGATGATGAGGGAACTCAGACTTATAATTTAGAATTGATTTCAAAAGATTTTGCAAAAAATTTTGAAGAAAAAGTGTCGGAATATTTTCAAGGAAGTTCTACAGATATTGCACAAACCATTTTTTCAAGACTTGGTAGTTCAAAGAGTCTTTCTGTAGAATCAAGTAGTGACCAGTACAGTGGTGATAATGGATTGGTAATTCCAAATTATACTCCAATGAAAAGTATTTCATTTTTATGTAATAAAGCATTCAGTGAGACATATAAAAGTTCTTCGTATATGTTTTTTGAAACAACAAAAGAATATGTTATGAAACCGTTAGAAATGTTAACACAGGCAGAACCAAAGAATAAATTCATCGTTGGTGCATACAAAAGTGCTGGGGCAAAAGAACTTGATGATATTTCAACAAATGTTGAAAATAAGAAAGTAATTAGTTTTAATTTTGATTCAAACTTCGATGTGCTTGGAAATATTACAAAGGGGTTTTATAATTCAGAAGTTTATGCTGTGGATTTACTAACACGACAGGTTAATAATTATACACACTCATATTGGGAAAATTATGGAGACTACAAGTACTTGGACAGTAATACTTTTCAAGATACTACTGGTCAAGGAATGCAATATAAACCAAAAAACTTATATGTTGTTCCAGAAAGAGACTTGCAGGGTGGGAATCCTACATTTAATCAGGAAAAACTCTTTCTTCCAAGATTGTTTTATATGCAGTTGATGAAAAACATAAAAGTAACTATTACTGTTTTTGGGGATACTGATGTTTGTGCTGGAGATGTCTTAGAACTTGAAATGCCAATATATCAAAGAGATAACACAGGAACAAACAAATATTATAGTGGAAAGTATTTAGTGTTTGCAATTAGACATAGAATTGAGGGTGGAAGATATCAAACTGACATTGAGTTGGTTAGAGATAGTATCGGACTTCCGTTACCAGCGGAACAGCCAACGCCTCCATCGGGTGGGAGTATACAATAATGGATATGAATATGTTTTCGGGTAGAGAAGGAATGGTTTGGTGGCAGGGTGTTATCGAAGACGTAAAAGACCCAGAAGCTCTTGGACGAGTAAAAGTTAGAATTATTGGATGGCATACTGCAGACAAGGCACTTCTTCCCACAGAAAAACTTCCATGGGCATCTCCAATTATGCCCATAACTAGTTCGTCCACTGGTGGTATCGGACAATCTCCAACGGGCGCATTGCCTGGTGCATGGGTTATGGGATTTTTTAGAGATGGCGAACAGGGACAAGATCCTATAATTTTTGGAACAGTTTATGGTCGTCCCACAGAGGGTTCGGAAACAAATGCAGATGGAACATATCCTTCAGATAGTGGATCAGTATTCGGTGGTTCTACTAAAAATGAGTCGGATGTTAATAGACTTGCAAGGGGTGTAAGTGATAGTACATCTAATACAAATGGTGGAGATGAAAATACATCTTCTTCTGGAAATGCGACTGAATGTGGGAAAGAAGTTAACCAAGATGGTGTTTCAAGTGATAAAGAAAATAGAAAAAGACTTAGTAAGATTACTACAAAGTCTGGTAAAAGTGCTTGGGTTGCTACAGTATTTAAAGATCAGTTCCAAGGATTTGTGAATGAACTTGAGAGTACAGGATATGTTATTAAAAGTATTGGTGGATATGCATATCGAAAAAATGTAAATAATCCAAGTAGATTTAGTTACCATGCTAGTGGTGCTGCAATTGATATTAATCCCGCCGAGAATCCTAATGGGAATACACTAATAACAGATATGCCAGACGGCGTATCATCTATTGCCAGAAAGTATGGACTAGGTTGGGGAGGTGATTGGAATAGTGTTAAGGATGCAATGCACTTTAGTGCAGCATCTGGAGAAAGAGGATCTACTCCCTTAAAACGAAATGGTATTGTTCCTGACCCAGCATCAGGCAGTCAAACCGAAAGTTCTTCTGGTGGCGGTACTGATAAGCCAGGAGAGAGTCAAGAATGTGATACCGTAACAACCAGTGAATCGGGCGCAACTTCTAGTAGGTCTGCAGATACAGCAGCGCAACAACAAAGTCAGGCACCATCTGCAAGTGCAACACAATGGTCTGCTGGGAAATCTTATAATGAAGGCGATTTGGTAAAATCTCCACCACTGGCAGAAGGAGAAGAGTCTGGTGGGCCTCCATACACAATGCGTTCTGGAACTTTGGCAGCTGCCGAAGCACTTGGAATTAGTGCGATCGATCTTGCAACTGTGATGTCTTATGAAACTGGTGGTACACTTGACCCTCAAAAAAGAGGGCCTACTACTAAATGGGGTCAACATAGAGGACTTATTCAATTTGGAGAACCGCAGGCAAACCAATATGGCGTAGACTTCAGTACTCCACAGACAGCAATAGACACCCAACTTGGCCCAAGTGGTGCGGTAGTTAAGTATTTGCGAGATAAAGGTGTCAGGCCCGGCATGGGTAGACTAGAAGTTTATTCTGCAATCAATGCTGGTGGTATCGGAGAAAAGTATTATAGTCGTTCAGATACCGCAGCTGGCGGGGCGGCAGGGACTGTTAGAGATAAAGTAAACAATCAGATGGAAGGTCATGAAAGAAACGCCAGACGACTTCTGGCGGGTTCTAATGATAGTACATTTGTTCAACAAAAAACCTTTATTGCGAAAAACTCTGGAACATCTGATACGGATGGCAACGGCCCAACTTCTGCAAGTTTAAAGGATGGTGATATTCTTTGGGAAGTATATGAAGATCCATTACCAGAGATAGATGATGCAGTGGAAGAAGGCAGTGTGGTAGATGTGGATCAGTCTCCATCAACGTTCAATGCAAACTCTGGAAACTCTTCATATGGACAGGATACATACAACCCACGTTCTATTGTTGAAATGAAAAAAGAAAGTACAGAAAGTACAGAATTATTTGATGAACCACCAACACCATATGCCGCAGAGTATCCACATAATAAAGTGTTATCTACTGAATCTGGGCATCATCAAGAATTTGATGACACGCCGGGGGCAGAAAGAATACATACATATCATAGATCTGGAACATTTGAAGAAATACATCCAGATGGTTCTGTAGTTACAAAGGTTGTTAAGGATAATTATGAAATTATCTTTGGTAATGATAATATTTACGTCAAGGGAACGATTAATGTTGTTGTAGATGCAGATGTAAATATTAGAATAGGTGGTAATGTCGATGCAAAGGTTGGTGGAACAATTGATACTGAATCTGGTGGGAATACCACAATAAAAGCACCAAACATTCATTTAAACCCATAAGAGGAAGTCATGTCAAATTTAAATAGTGCAACAGAAAGACTTGGGATACTACCATCTAAAAGAGATCAATATATTGATTTTGATCTAACGTTTAGGCGAAATCCAGTCAGTGGAGATGTTTTAATCAAAAAAGATATAAGTTCAATAAATCAAAGTATTAAAAATATTTTATTGACTAATAAACTTGAAAAACCATTTCAACCAAGGTTTGGTGGAAATGTTTACAATACTTTATTTGATTTAATGACGAATTGGGATTATAGAGGTTCGCCGCATGACATAAATATGCAAGAAGAGATAAAACTTGCATTAAAAACCCATGAACCAAGGATAGTAGTTTCTGATGTTAATTTTTTCTCTAGGGAAAGAGTTATGTCATCACTAAAAGGAATAAAATCAGAAGACGAAAGAATACGCCAGGCACAGTTAGTAGACAATAATACCTTAGAGATTAGTATAGTATACAACGTTCCTGCATCTGAAGAAGATATATCATTTCAATTTAGTATAAAAAGAGTACGATAAATGGCTAAAAACATAAACATATCAGATTTAAGTTTTGATGGAATAAAAGACAATATCAAAAAATACATGGAGAACGATAAAGTTTTCAAAGATTATAACTTTGATGGTTCTGCATTGTCTAGCATACTCGACATACTATCATATAATACCTATTATAACTCATATTATATGAATATGATTGCAAACGAAAGTTTTTTAGACACAGCAAGAATTCGTGAGAATGTTGTATCCAAGGCAAAGTTGTTGGGTTATACTCCACGTTCTAATAAGTCTGCGACTGCATTGGTTGCAGTAACATTTAAGATTATTAGAAAGAATAGACAAGAAAGAGATTATCAATATAACACATTAAGAATCGATAGACAACTTGCATTTTCTACTTCTATTGACAACGAATCTTTTGTTTTTGTTCCGAAGGTTTCTAGGTCAATTACAAGGTCACGCTCTGCAGCAGAACCAGATGGTTCAAGGGCTCATTACTATACTATAAACGATTTAGAATTGTTTCAAGGTCAACAAGTGGAAGAAAAGTTTGTTGTTGATATTAACAATCCAAATCAAAAA